CAGGCTGCGCAACAAGCTCAGCAGCAAGCTCAGCAAGCCGCAATGGCCGAGCAACTTTCCAAGTCCGCAAAGAACATGTCTGATGTTAACCTCGGCGGTGGTCAATCGCCACTAGGTCAAACAGGGCTTGCGCCATGACCCAAGCCTCCGCAGCCGATCGAAAATCTATCCGCGCCCAAGAAAAGCGCTCGACCCAAATCGACGTGGCTCGTGGCGACTTCGTTCGTGTGATGATGGCCACAGTCGAGGGGCGCCTCTATGCCTATGAATTCCTATCAACCTGCAACATCTTCCATTCCACCTTCAATCTCAACGCACTCCAAACCGCATTCGCAGAGGGCCAACGCAATATCGGCCTTCAACTCCTCAACGATATTATGCGTTTCTGCCCTGATCAATATCTACCAATGACGAGGGAAGCAAATGTCCGACACGACAACAACAACCGAAGCACCAGTCCTCGAACTCCCGAAGGAAGCACCGCTAGCGAACTCAGCGGAAGCCCGTACAACGGACGGGACGTTGAAGGACCAGACGACGCTAACGGGCGAGACGACGACTACGACCCCTACGGAGAAACCACCCGCTGAACCGCCAAAAGCGCCAGAAACCTACGCAGACTTCAAACTCCCCGAAGGCGCAGCAGTTAACGCAGATGTGCTCAAAGACGCCACCGCGATCTTCAAGGAACTCAACCTTCCTCAAGACGCTGCGCAGAAGCTGGTCGATCTGTATATCAAAGACACAACCAAAGCCGCCGAAGCCCCAGCCAATGCCTACAAAGATATGATCGCAGGTTGGCGGAATGATGTCCTCAAGGACCCAACCCTCGCCTCAGGCGATAACCTCCGTCCCGATGTAGCAGAAAACATCGGCAAGCTCAAAGCCACCCTTGGCGATCGTGCTGCTATCGACCGTTTTAACGAGGTCATGAATATGTCCGGCCTCGGCAACCACCCAGCCATCGTCTCCGCGCTGAACACCTGGGGCAAGGCCCTAGCAGAAGGTAAGCACGTTGAAGGCAAAGGCCCATCTCCACTTGGTCAAGTCGCCTCAGGCACTAAGGAGCGTCCCTCGGTTGCTAAGGCCATGTTCCCCAATCTACCCGGATGAAGCCTCAGAGAGGTTGACAGGCGAAGGCCCAGATTCGTCCGATTCGTGCCTACCCATTCCCATCAACCTCTTAAGGAGTAACAATCCATGGCCACAATTGGCAGTCTGGCACTAACGTACGCCGACTGGGCCAAGCGTCTCGAAGATGGCTATCGCATCGCGTCCATCATCGAACTCTTGTCTCAGACCAACGAAATCCTCGATGACATGCTCGTCGTCGAAGGCAACCTCCCAACAGGTCACAAGACCACGGTCCGCACTGGTCTTCCCCAGGCAACCTGGCGCTTGCTGAACCAAGGCGTTCCGAATGCAAAATCCACCACCGCTCAGATCATTGATGCCTGTGGTAACCTCGAGACCTATGCGGTTATCGACAAGGATATCGCTGATCTGAATGGTAACACCGCTGAGTTCCGGCTCTCCGAAGTTCGTGCCTTCCTCGAAGGCATGTCTCAGCAGGTTGCCGCAACGCTGGTCTATGGCAACCAGTTCACCAATCCGGAACGTTTCACCGGCTTTGCCCCGCGCTACTCCACCAAAACAACCGCCAACTCCCAAACCGCCAACAATGTCCTTGATGGTGGCGGAGTTGCATCTACAAACACAAGCATCTGGATCACCACTTGGGGCTCTGATACCACCCACGCAACCTTCCCCAAAGGTAAGATCACAGGCCTTCAACACCGCGATATGGGTGAGTGGCCGGTGCAGGATGCAAGTGGCAATACCTATCAGGCCTACCGCGATCACTTTAAGTGGGAGATTGGTCTTGTCCTCAGAGATTGGCGCTATACCGCTCGTATCGCCAATATCGACATTACCCAACTCACTGGCGTTAGCGCAGCGAACTTGATCAACCTCCTCGTCCGCGCACTCTATCGCCTACCTACTGCGCCTGCCCAAGCAACTGCTGTCCAATCCTCTGACACCCCGGACATCAGGGCCAACATGGGCCGAGTCGTGGTCTACTGCAACCGCGTCATCCGCACCTACCTCGATCTTCAAGCGATGAACAAGACCAACGTCTTGCTTCGTCTGGAAGAATTCCAAGGTAAGGTGATCACCACATTCCGCGGCCTTCCAGTCCGCACCTGTGACGCGATCCTCAACAATGAAGCACAAGTAATCTGACAGGAGCAATCTCATGATTATGGACGGACTACTTCTCTTCACTGGTGCTAGCAATGGTCAGGCCATCGCTGGTGTGACCCAGGCGGGGTTCAATGACCTCCCCACTACTGGCACTCAAACCTCCTCCAACATTATCGATCTCCACTTGGCTGGCATCCCAGTCCTTGCCAACTTGCAAGGCGCTCGGGATATTGGTATTGGTGACGACCCTGCGATGAAACTCCTTGTAATGGTCACAACCGCCATCACAGGAGGCACAACGCTACAAGTCAATCTTCAAGGTGCCACAGACAACGGCTCTGGTGCCCCTGCCGCCTTCTCAGTCTGGTGGGCATCACCTGTCTACGCTGAGGCCGCACTCGTTACCGGTGCTCGGCTAATGGACATGGATATGCCTCGCCCGCCAGCAGGCATCGCCATCCCACGCTTTCTGCAAATTGGGTACGTCTCAACTGGCACCCATTCCGCTGGGCGCCTAATCGGCACTCTTGTTCTCGATCGCCACGATCAACTCTACAACTCAACCGTCAACTCGACCCTCGGTGGTTATCCGGCGGGTATCAACGTTGCGAATTGAGGTTGATCATGAATCGATCTCGCACACTGATCGCTGGGGCCCTAGTGGCCCTGGCTTGTGGTTATGCATATGCACAAATTGCCCAACCAACCCTATCGGGCAATGAATGCTGGAATGCTGGCCAGGGTCCAGGTGGCCCTGGTAGCTTCATCTGTGTCGATCTGGTCCGCAATTCTCGTCAACACTTCGTTGGCACAATCGCTGCGTCACAAGTCCTTGGTGGAGCAGGAACTCAATCTGCTATCCTTGCGGATGGTGGAAACTTCATCGCCACGGCCCAGCCACTAGCTGCAACCCTGACCCTTCCACCAAATCCTTTCCCTGATGGTGGAATTGTTTGCCTCACCAATCCAACCAACGCTGCATTCGCCACTAACGTCGTGACCTTTGCTGCCAATACCGGCCAGACCCTTGTTGCCACAACCGCCCTAACCACCCTCGGTGCTGGTTCCTCGGCCTGCGTTATGTTCAACCTTGCCAATACAACCTGGTATAGGATTCAGTGATGAAGAAACTTCGCGCTGCACTCTTATCCATCCTCTGGCTGGCTTGTGCAGCGCCAGCCTTTGCTCAGCAAGTAGGCCCAGCGGTTCAGGTCTATTGCAACAAATCTGCCTCAGTCACAGTGGCCACTGCCACAACCACCTCAGTAGTCGCTGGCGTGGCTAACCAATCCATATTCGTCTGTGGATGGCATGTCACTTCCACCCAAGCCGCAACTACCACGTTTCAATTTGAATATGGTACCCAAGGTGGGCCATGTGGATCACCAACTACAGTCACCCCAGCCTTCAACGTAACCTCAACCGCCCCCTCCGCTGACCACATCTCAATCGCAGCAATTCAAGTCCCACAAACCGCTGGTGGTAATCAACTCTGCGTAGTCTCTACTGGTGCCACTGTTGGGCTTGCTATACTCGTCTACTACGCACAATTCCCAGGATCATAGAAAGGAACCCTCATGGCACGATGGAAACTAATCACCTCCCACTACCTTGCAGTGGAGAACAACTATTGGGAATATGTCGAGATTGATCGATCATCGGGCAAACAACTTCGCAAGCGGCTGGATGTCCCGCTTCAACTCGACATTGACGATCCCACTTGTTGGAACGTTACCTATCGCAATCAGCGTGGCGAAGTTATTGCTGGCGAAGTTGTCGTAGCTCGACGAACCGGTGCTGAACACGCTGACGATATCATCTTCGTTGGTGAGCCCACTCCTGATATGCTTCCACTCGATGATGAGGCCAAAGTCATCACCAAGTCCTTTGAAAAGAAGTGGAAAGCTGCACCTGACGAAGAGCGCCCTTATGGTCAACTTCTCGTTGAACAACACCAAACCGAAATGGCTAAGGTCCAGGCTGAAGCCAACGTGGTGAAGATTGAAGGCATGGCAGAGATTATAAAAACCATGACAGAGATGTTGGGCCAAAACCAAGCCCTGATGAATCAGATAGTTGCTAACAAAACCGGAACTATCGAAAGGAGAATCTAA